GGTGCGCGCTGACCATGTTTGCACCGTGTCGCCATCGGCCCCGGAAATGTCATCGGCAACCAGCCAGATCGTGAGCCCGGAAACGTCGGCCGGGCTGAATGCCGCCGCGCTCGCCCCGTTCTGCGCAAAGAACAGCGGCGTCGGCGCGTAGCAGCGGAGCGCGAGCAGGAGGGAAAGGAGGAGCGTTTTCATCGCATGGCGGGTGGGTTATACGTGGGCGGTGTCTTACATCCGCACGCGAGTCCACACAGCAAAACCATCAGCAGGAGTGACCAAGCCCGTCTGGGGTTCAAACGCATAGAGTATTTCATCGGAGCACAGGCAGAGGTTGAGAACATGCGCGGAGCGATCCTGCAAACAGGACGCTTCGCCGAAAGTGTGGCCGGCATCGCGCAAGCCAGCCTTGACCAATGCAAGGTCCGCTTCGTGCGCGGCCCAGCGGGCATATTGCTCGCAGTCGAATGTTTCCGGGATAAACTCCAGTTTCTTGCCAGCGAGATAGCTCCCGAACTCAACAAGCCATTCCCGCGATGGCGCGACGTATGCCGAATCCATGAGCACGATGTCGCGCACGCCAATGGCGCGCAGCTTCGTATAGATCAGTTCGATGGAAACAGCTTTCATCTCAGTAAGGTCCCAGGTTGACCGACACGCGGTTAGTTCCACCGACCGACACGACGCTCCACGCGAGTTCCGCCCAGCCGTTCGTGGCGCCGGTAATGGTGAGCGTGGTTGAGCCCGTTGCCGTCGCGGCGGAGCTGCCCGCGGCGCGGCCGGGTGAACTGACGAGCACGTTGACGTTGGTGGTCGCTGGAATCAGATGCACCACGCCGCCGTCGTTGTCCGTCAATCCCGACCAGAGCAACTGGAAGTCGTTCGTGACCGTCAGCAGGCTGCGTTGCATCGGCCCTTTGCCCGCGGTGATGGTCACGTTGGTAGTTGAGTAGGTGAGCGTCTCCGTGGCGGGCTGCGTGGCCAGCTTCACCCCGCTCACACTCAACACGCCCGTCGAAGGCGACGACAGCGCGGCGCGGGTGCCGAACTCAATCTGGGCGGCGTCACCAATCGCAATGTCGCCGTCGCGCTGGATGGTGAATTTGGACGTGTGGGATTGAAGGGTTGACCCGGAACTCGTCGCGTCCGGCGTCTGGAATGTAATCGAACCTCCGCTGGTCGAGTTGCCCGTGCCGGCGCCGGGGCGGACGTAGAGTATCTTGCCCGCTTGGTCCGTTCCGCTGGCATTTTCGCCGACGATATAGGCATCCCGAGGAGTCGTGGTGGCGCTGCCGCCGAACGTGAGGCGGTTGAGCGTGGAACCGTCCGTATCGAATTGGGCGAAGGTCCGGTTTTGCGTCGTCTCGCGAAACGTCAGCGCCCGCGTTCCCACGCCGATGGAATTAGTCCCCACGCCGTCGCGCACCAGACGCAACATTCCCGTGCCGCTGGTGCCGCCGTTCACTGTGAGCGAAAGACCGTTTGCGGCCGTGCCCACGGTTGCGGAACCAGTCGCGGTCACCGTCGCGGCTGTCACGCTGTTGGTTGCCGTCAAGTCATCCAAAGTCACGTCAAACGAGCCGTTGTGACCGATGCCGAACGTCACGCCGTCGGAGGAACCGTTGAGCAAGTTGGTGGCGCCTTGGGTGCTTGCCAGCGTGCCGACTGACCGGGTGCCGGTGCCGCCCGGCGCGAAGTAAAGCCCGCTAGTAAAGCGTTGCCCGCTGCCAAGTCCTAGGTCGGGAATGTCCAACACACCAATATTGAATCGCGTCGCGCTGGGATTGTTCACCCACATCGCCGTCGGGTTGGTCCACTTCGTCGGGCGGGCGAGTTGATACGGCGGAACGGATGGGCTGGCCTCGGCCGGGCTTCGCAACTTGGCGTTGTTGATGATGAAGCTGGTTTGAGCGCTGTTGCCATATTCTCCAAACACACCGAAATGCAACGCGCTGTCGGACAATAGGTCGTCGAACGTCAGCGTATTCGGCGAACCGAACCAAACGCCCGTGATGGGCAGGTCGATGACCGTGCGCCCGTTGAACTGGTCCGCGTTGGACGGGAACATGATGCCAAACGGCGTGTAGCGGGCGGCCACGTCCATGATGTCGGTGCCAACCAGCAGCGAACCGATGTATTCCAGCGGCGCCCCGCTCGCCTGCGGATTGTATAAATCCTCGGTGTAGCTGCATTGCAGCGAAAGCCCGGAAATGTAGCTGTCGAAACCGTAGAACGGATTGGATTTTGCAATGTTGGCCAGCGCCATGCCCTGCGACGTGAGATTTTCAACGCGGGTGCAGTAAACGTTTCCAATGCTCACGCCGACGTGGAACCCGTAGAGGGTCATGTCGTAAATGCGGCAATGGTCGCCATCTACCTGAATGGCATTCCACCCCGCTTGCGTGGGGTCAATGAAATCGGTCGTGTAGGCATCGGTGCGCGGATTGTAGAGGTTGGCTGTCGGGCTTATGCTTACCTTCCAGCCGGCAGGAATCAGGCCGTTGGTCGCGGTGCAAAAATAGTCAAACGTCGATGAGAACGTAAGCACACCAGTTGTCTGATTGATGTCGGTGAAGACCATCGTTCCCGCGTTGACGCCCTCGGCGGTGTAAAGAAGTCCAACACCGTAATATGGAAGAATTGCCGGGTTTGCCGGGTCCGCCGGCAAGCCGTTGGTGGCGACGGTGATTGTGGACGAGCTTGACGCCGTAATCGTGTATTCGTTGCGGCGGTTATACCAACGCCGGCCAAGCATGCTGAACGTGTCTGTCTGAGCGCCGCGCAACAGCCGAACCATGTGATTGGTCGCGCCGATTTTGTGCCTCAAAACCGACGTGGCGTTGGTGTTAAACGGGCTCGGACCGCCCACACCGAAGCGGTTCAACTCCTTGATTCCATACATGCGGATTCCGTCAAGTTCGTGGCCGCCGCTGGAAATCCACTCACCTTCGGGAATGAATACAGCCGAGCCGGTGGCGTTCGCATAATCCACCGCGGCCTCAATGGCGGCAGTCGAATCGTAAACCTCGTTGGTCTGGAAACCGTTGTTGCGGGCGCCAAACCAGCGAATGTCGATGGCGGGGCCTTCGAGCAGCCGCTTCCACACGAAGGAGGCGCTGCCGGCCTGAAACACTGTGCCGCTGTTGGTCGCCTCAAACGGTGCGTAATAGAACGTCCCGCCACCGCCATCGCCCGGATCGTAATAACCGCGGACCTCCACCGTCGAATTTGTCGTCACCAGTCCGGTGTTGAGCCCCATCATGGAAGCGATGTTCTTGGTGGTGTGCGCGTTGGGATACACGCTCACCGTCTCACCGTTGCTGCCACGCAGTCCGAGGTTGAACAGCGTGTTGGCGGTCAGATCGTTGCTACCTGCGCCGCTGTAAATTGTGGTGCCACCGAGACTAATGTTCGTCAGCGACCCCGTGAGGTTCACGGCGGCGCCGTTGGTGGTGTTGAGCTTGTTGGCCGCGCTGTTGGTGGCGATGGCGTCAATGTTGTAGCCGTTCAACGTGGTGCCCGTGATGGCGCCGCCCACGTAGAGGTTGGTCAGCACGCGGAAGTTGTTCACCTGCTGCTGCGCGGCGGCGGCGAACCCAAACCAAAGCGCCAGGATAATGGCCCACAGTGTTCTCATAATGTTCATCCGACCCACCCCGTGTTGCCGGTGCCGGTGGCCTTGACCCACGTTTGGGTGGCGGTGCTGGATACCTGCTGGATGTAGATGCTGCCGGGCACGGCGGTGACCACGCCCTCGGGCGAGCCGGTGCCGGTGTAGATCCGCGGGCCGTTGCTGGCGGTGCTGCTGCTGGCCGCCTCGTCGTCCACGGCGGTGTAGGTGGCCGTGTTGCTCCACGCCACGCCGTTGAACCGGTGGGGCCGCACCTGGAACTCGATCCACACGCTGGGCTGTTCGGTGTAAACCTGCACGCCCACCTCGCTCCGGCGCCATGGCACATGCGGCGCCCCGGCGAAGGCCCGGGGATTCTCGGCGAACACGCCCATCACCCGGCCGATGCTGGTGAAGCCGGTCTGGATCGGCGACACGTAGGGATCGAACGCCGCGAGCACGCCCCAGTAACTGGTGCTGCTCGGCAGGTTGCCCGTGCTGGCCGTGTGGCATTGGTAGAACCGGCCGGTCTCCGGGTAGTAGGCGAGGTCGCCCGCCACGTAGGCCGTGGTGGCGCTGTAATCGGCGGCGGAATAGGCCCGGGCGCAGGCGGCCCAATAGGCGCTGTTCTCGGTCCACACCCCGCCGCTTTCGGTGGCCGGCTCGTTGCCGGTGGTCGCCCGCAGGGCCTGGTAGTAGGTCTGCGTGGGCGGGTAGAACACCTCGGCGCCCGCGGCGTAGGCGGTGCCGTCCACGTAATGGTCGCGGAACCAGCGTTCCTCGCACCGCTGGAAGCCGAGCGCACCCACGCGCCGGGCGATGTTGGCCAGGCCGCGGTTCACGCCGTCGCGGATCAGGGCAAACTCGCTGGCATCGAGGTTGTCGGGATCGAGTCCCAGCAGCCGGGCGATGCTGGCCTGAAGATCGGAGTAGGGGGCGGTCCTCATCGCGTGAACACTTGGATGGGTTGGCCGTTGCCGTTCTCCCGGTGATAGTTGAGCGCCAGCAAGTTCAGCGCGGCATCAGCCACGCGGCGTTGCGGCAGCACCTGTTCGACCAGCGACCGGCCGAGGGCCTGCATGGCGTAGGCGACCGCTTCCTCCTCCAGGTAGGGCAGCCATTCCTCGGGCAGGGCGAGCCGATTCCACTTGGCCGGATGGGTGTCCGGCGATTGCGCGGCGGTCGTGTCGCTCACGCATTCCCAGAAGTCGCCGGCGTAGTAAGCCTGGGAGGGCATGGCGGTTTAGCGAACCAAGGGCGTGGCGTGGATGTCGCTGCTGGTGGCGCCCTGCCGGATGAACTTGGCGGCCTTGGCCACGGACAGCGGCACGATGGCGGACCAGCCGGCGGCAAGGTAATGCCCCTCGCTGGCGGTCGGCGTGCCCGCACCGTCGAAGACTGCCCGCACGGGTTGGGCCCCGTTGGTCAGCAACACGTGGGTGCAGGTAAAGTTGGCGGTCAGCGACACCGAACTGGTCGCGACGGCTAGGGCCTCGTCGGTCCCGGAAGGCCGCAGGTTGCTCAGGTCGAAATTGGGGGGCTGGTTCATGCGTAGGACTTGTGAAACCGTTTGGCGGCGCCATCGGTCACGGAACCGACGGCAAGGGTGAGTTTGGCCGGGCGTTGGTTCACCCGGGCGTATTCGCTTTCGGGCCGCTTGAGCAGCCACGGCTTGAACTCGGGATCGAGCGGGTTGGCGCGTTGCATGCCCACCTGTGCCCAGTAGTGGAACGGGTCCATGCGGTGGGTGATTTCGCCCAGGCCGGGCAAGGGGGTGCCGCCGTCGTGATTCATGCGGCCGATGGCCAGCATGCGCCGCTCGGCGTCGAGCGCCTGCGTCATTGCCTCGTCGGCCAGGAGTTCGTGCATCTCCTTCAGCTCCTCGGCGGACAGGTTCTCGGTCAGGGCTTCGAGCGCGGTCATGGGGCGGGGGTGAACAGCGAAGGCGCGAAGGCGCGAAGCAGGGAAGCGGACAGGTTCTTTCCTGCTTTCCAGCTTTCCAGATTGCTCCGTCGGCCCTTTGCGTCCTTCGCGGCTTCGCTGTTCATTTCTGGTTTCAGTAAGGGGCGGCCGGCGAACCGGCCGCCCCGTGAGAGTTGCGGCAACTTACCGGTTGGCTTTCTCCAACTGGTCGAGGTTGGCGATGGCCACCAGGAACCAGACTTCGCCCGAGGTCAGCACGGACAGGTTGGCGCCGGTGGCGGTGAACACGGCTTCCAGATCCCACGCCACGTTATGGCAGACGGGCTGGAGCTTGAGCACGCTGTTCAGCTTGGTGCGCAGCGACGCAATCACGGTGGATTCCTCCGTTCCGTAGGTGCCGTCCACCGTGTCGGTGGCCACGTCGGTGATTTCCACCGGGGTGGCGTCAATTTCCGTGGCGGCGCCGCAGATGCTGGTGTCCGCCTGGAAGGCGTCATCGTCATCGGTGCCGCTGGACAGGTTGTAACCAACCTTGACCACCAGCTCGGTGATGGATGGGCCGTCGAAGTCGGCGAGCAGGATATGGCCGACATAACGGAACGCCGTGTTGGCCGGCAGCGCGGCGATCAGGTCGAAGGTTCCGGCCGTGGACGCCGTGGCGGTCAGGTCGGTGTAAGGCACCTTGATGACGTGCGTGGCATTCAGCGCCAGCCGGGCTTCAATGGTGCTCAGGGGTAGAATAGTGGGCATGTGATTGTCCTCGGTTCAGGTTAGTGTTGCCGGTGATTACGAGGTCGCCTTGATCGCGAAGTTCGCCTTCGGATGCAGGCAGCGCAGGCCCACCAGGTTCTTGAATTCGGCGCTCCAGCCGCTGCCGTCGTAGGCGAGTTCTCTCTCGCTCTCGATGTTGCCGTCGAGGGCTTCCCAGGTGCTCATCTTCAGGCCGTAGCAGAAGCGGCTCATCTTGGCCGCCGTGCCGCCCAGCGCCGTGTGGGCGAGGAACAGGCTCGGGACCAGCTCCAGCTTGCCCCAGTCACCCTGGAAGGTGTCGATGGTCTGCCACAGCACGCGGGCCGCGAGGTCCGCGTTGTAGCTGTTGGTGGTGCGGTAGGCGTTGGTGCCGCTGGCAAACCCGGTGAGCGTGCTGATCTGCTGCTTGAACAGCCGGCCGCACAGGCCCATGTAGGATTCGCCCAGCTTCACGCCGCCCCGTTCCCACGTCGCGCCCATCGCCCCGTTCAGCGTGTCCGCCGTGGTGCTGGACGTGGCCGTGGTCAGGATCTGCGAGCTGTTGGGCAACAGGTCCGCGCCCACGGAGTAACCGCTGGTGGCGATGCTCGTGGCGAGCCAGCCGCCGACGCCGCGCAGCTTGTTGGGCAATACCGCGGTGCCCACCTGCACGTCCTGTTCGGACAGATAGAGGGCTTCAAGGCAGTAGTTGAGCTGGCGCAGCGCCTTCATGCGCGCATACGCCTTCTTGGACTTGATGCCGGCTTGGTTCTGGATCTCCGCCAGCGGGCTCACGCCCTTGACGGTCCGGTTGAACTGGAGCCGGCCGGCGACCACGGTGTAGTCGCTCTGCGCGTTCTCCGCGGTGCCGGCGGGGTCGCCGTCAATCGTGGCGAGGTCCTGCACGGGTTCCTCCAGGTCGAACGGCCATTCGTCCACGAGGGACGAAGGCGTGCCGATCCCGGTCTTCTTCACGGTGCTGACGAACGGCGTTTCCTTGCCGTCGAGGATCAGCACCTTGTCGAGCAGCGCCCGGCGGTCGCCGGTCGTGCTGGTGGTATTTCCGCCAACTTGGGTGGCGAGTAGTTGTGGCATGTGATGTGTCTCGGTCGTGCGCCGGGCTAGTAGTCCAGCGCCGCAAGCAGGGCTTTCTCACTGGGCTCCTGCTCAAACTGCTTCAGGGCAATCGCCTGTCGGCTCGCCGGCTGGCCGGTCGTGCGCGGGGCCGCCTTGGGGGCGGTCGCGCCCGGCCTTACGGCGGCGGGCTTGGCGGATGCGGACGCGGCGGGCTTGCGGCTGAGTTCCAGCCGGTGATCGAGTTCGGCGAGCGCCACGGCCACCTTGAGGCCGAGCGGATGCCGCTTGATCTCGGGCGTGCCCATGTATTGCGCGAACCGGTTCCACCGGGGATCGAGCTTCCGGCGCAACTGGGCCACCGTGGCGGTGTCCTCGTCGGCCTCGGCCTCGCGGAGCTGGTTCAACACCTCGGCGCTCGTCTGCACCCACGGCGCGACGGTCTCCACCTGCTGCCGGGCTTCCGCCCGCGCCGTGGTCTCCATCTGCTGCCGCCGTTGGGCCGCGGCCTGTTCGGCCGCCGTCAGCGTCGCCTTCGCTTCCGCCAGCTTGTCGCGCTGGTCGTCGGCGTAGTCGTTGAGCCATTCCCGCAGGCTTTCCTCGTCGGTGCCCACCCGGGGATCCACCTTGCGGATCTGTTCCGCCACGGCGTCCGGGTTGGTCTTCAGCAGGGCCTTGAGGTCGCGGGCCGCCTTCAGTTCCGCGTCCGCCTTGCTGGCGCGTTCGCGGTGCGGTTTCAGCTCGGGGTCCTCTGGCGTCGCGGCGGGTTCGGCGTCTGGTCGCATGGCTTGCGCCTTGGCTTCCAGGGCCTCCAGTCGTTCCTCCAGCGCCTTGCGCTTCGCGATCTCCTTGGCCAGCCGCCGGTAAGGCACCGTCTGCGGTGTCTCCTCGGCTTCGGGCTCCGCTTCCGTCTCCGCGTCTCCCGTCTCCGCGTCTCCCGCGTTGGCTTCCGGGTCCGTGTCCGTCCCTGAGTCAGTTTGAGCAGGCGCTTCGTGGGCTTCCGCCCCGCCTGCCTGATTTGAAAGATCGGTCGTGGTTTCCTCCGCGGCACTCACCGCGGCGGGGTCTTCGAACAGGCGGGCGATGTCCGCGATAAGGCTGGCCTCGACCTGCTGTTCGGATTGCTGGCTGGGCGCGAGTTGCGCTCCGGTCACCGGCGTTGACGCCTCGCGGGCGCCGGGGGCGGTGGCCCCATTCGGTTCAGTCATTTTGTTGGCTGCGGCGACAGGACCGCAGAATTCAGGCGTGTCGCATCCCGGGGTTAATGACACCCGCCGGTCACTCGACCGGCGGGCGCCGGAATGAAGCGGGGCCGCCAGACCGCGCTTGAGCCGGTTTCACCCGGCCCACTGCGCATAAAGCACGGTCGGGCGCCGCGGCCAATGGGGTGCCGGTCTTCGCCACCCTTCGCCACCCTTCGCCACCCGAAGTTACCGAGCCGGCGGGGTGGGCTCGCCTTGGAGCCGTTGCAGCTCCTCGCCCAAATCATCCAGCGCCGTGAACGCGCCGGACTCAAACTCGCGGTCGCCGCTCGGCAGCTTGCTCGGCGGCAGCTTGTGCCGCAGCAACGCCTCCGCCCGCCGCGCCCGGATCAGCATGAGCACCGCCGGCAACGTCTGGTCGCCCGGCGGCAGGGACCGCAGGACTTTCTGCGCCTGTTCCAGGGTCATTGGCCGCCCTCCATCGGTTGCACGCCCAGCCGGCCGACCACCTTGTTCTGCTGCTGCACGGCGCTCTGCTGCCGGTTCTGCGCCCAGTTCTGCATGGCCAGGGCAAACCGGCCCTCGGGATTGCCCACGAGTTCCTTCTGGTAGAACGGATTCGCGCCGACGATCTGCTGGGCAAACCCAAGCTGCGCGGGCGCCGTCGGGTCGTTCTCGACGAGTCGCGGCGGATTGCCGAGGAACATGGCGGCGATGTCCGCGTTCACCTGTTCCTGCAACTTGGCGCTGGCGCTGGCGTCGCTCACCAGCAGCGATTGCGCCAGCAACGGGTCCACCGCCATCAGCTTCATCCGCACCAGTTGCGTCTTGTCGATGACGCCGGCGGCGTCCTCGGGCACCACGAACTGCGAGATGGCCTGGAGCTTCTTGATGCTGAATTCCATGTCCTGGTCGCGCACGTCGGTCTGAAGAATGATCCCCGTCTCGCCCGCGATGACCGCGCCCGCCAGCTCGGGCTTGGGTGTGCCGGTCACGCCTTCCCATTCGGTCGGCGTCGTGTATTGCTGCATGAGCGCCCACATCTGCTGGAACACCTCGTTCCACAGGCTCAGGAAGTTCGACACCATGCGCTGCTGTTTCATCTGCACCCGGGCCGGCGCCGCGGTGGGTGTCATGCGGCCGAACCGCTGGTCGGCGATCTCCAGCTCCAGCCGGATGATGCTTTCCGCCACGCCATCGTGGCCGGGCAATTCCATGAACCGCGGTTCCTCGCCCCGCAGTGTCGGGATGCGCGCCGCCGGGCCGAACACATCCTGTTCGTCCATCATGCGCGACGGCACCAACCGCGGGGGCAGGGTGGTGAGCGAGGTCCGGTCAATGAGCGAATCCTGCTGCACCTTGATGCTGCGTTGCTGCGGGAACGCCCGTTCCGGCACGCCGCGGCTCGCGGTCAGGCTGCGGCACCACCATTCCGCCGCGCTGCTGGCAAAGGGCATCTTGCCATGCTTGAAGTCGCACAGGCCATGCCGGGCACACAGTTCCTTCTCGTTGTCCTCGGGGTCGTGCGTGAAGTGCGGCGAGAACACGGTCACGTAAACGCCCGGCACCCCATACTCGTCGAGCCGGGTGGTGTAGGCGGTGATGACTTCGACCAGGTTCACGCCGTCTTCGGTGTCGGCCACGTAATCGGTCTCATGCACGCGGGCGCGGCCCTTGTCGGCCTCGTCGGTCCACGTCGAGTATTTGCCCCGGCTCGCCCACGCCTGTTCGATCCATTCGTGGTCCCAGCCGTCGGTGTATTCCTTGGCCCGCAGTTCGTCCTCGGCCAGCCGTTCGCGCACGAACACCTGGCCGGTGGACGTGTCGCCCTGCTCGTCGGGCACAAACACGTCGCGCCACGGTTGCAGCGCCCGGATCAGCGGTTGGTTCCGCATCAGCGCCGGCACGGCCAGCTCGATGGCTTCGCCGGCCCGCAGGGTTTTGACCAGCGCCTTGGCCTCGGTCATCGAAAGCTCGGGCATCCGTTCCAGTTCCATGCCGTCGAGTTCCGCGGCCACGCGCTGCGCATACACCTGCCGCAACAGTTCGGCCGACAGTTCGTCCTGCATCGGGTCCGCCACCAGCACGGCCAAGTCGGGCGCGAGGCTTGCGGCGTCGTTGAAGCTGAGCTTCACCTTGCGTTTGCCCAGCCGGCGGTCCCAGCCGACTTGCACCACCACCCAGCCGTAGGTGCGCTGGTATTGCGCGGCCAGCTCCACCTCGCGTTGCAGCGATTCGTTGAGCTTGGTCCGCACCATCCAGTAAATCATGCGGCTCGCCACGGCGGCGGCGGCGGCGTCGCGCACCTGCGTGCCCTCGGCCTTCGTGAGCGAACGCCAGAAGGCGTTCACCAGGATGTCCACGTCGTCGGCGATGATGTCGTCGGCCAGCAACACGCGCTGGTCACTGGCGCCCTCCCACGGCATTGCCTTGAAGTCGCCCGCACTGTGCTTGCGACAGTCGCGGGACTGGTTCTCCCACAGGGCGAACCGGATGCGTTCCGCGTCGTAAAGCCGGTTGAAGGCGCCGCCGCTGGGCGAGCACCGCTGGAAGGTCTGCGTGAGGTCCGCCAGCCGTGGCTGGTCGGGATCGAGCACCACGGAGGGTGACCCGTCATCGTGGTCGGTTGATGTCATGGCCTTGCGCTGCGCTGGCATCTGGCGGCCCCGACTCCGGCAAGGTCTGGCGGAAAGCTAAGGATTGATCGCCGAAAGGCAAGTTGAACAGCGAAGGCGCGAAGGCGCGAAGCGGGGAACGTCATGGCTTTGCCTTCCTTCGCGTCTTCGCGTCTTCGCTGTTAATCCCATGCCGGTCACTGCTGATACCCGCACAGTTCCCCCACATCCACCTTGCAATAGCGCACCCGTTTCCCGGTGCGCCCCACCTTCAGCGTCCGAAGCCGGCCCACGTCCACCAGCGCCCGGATGTCTGTTTTATACAGCCCCGTGAACCGGCACACCGTTTCCAACGGCACCCACGCCGGCAACCCCATCCACGTCTTCCTGCTGATCTCGTCCATAGTGTCTTTGTGTTCTGCTCCTAGATGTTTGCTCACAAAACTACCAACCGCCCCGGAAGGCCGCTTGCCCGGATTGCCATTACATTCTCTGCCCCAAAAGCTATAAGGCAGCTTGGCGCCGGACTTGTGTTTCCGGGCTCGCCGGTGACGTGGTAAAAGGTAAGCCGGCCTTTGAAGAAGAAGACTGCGGTGGCCGCCTGCCATACGTAATCGTGAAACATGCGGGTCTCTGTGCGAGCAAAGGTAAGTGCGATTGCGTTTCCGTGGTCGTGACACCGCGCCAACCATTTGCAGGTCTCGTCGCCATACGGCGGATTGCACCAAACCCGGCCCTCCCACGGCTTCAACAACCCGTTGTCCTCGAAAGTGTAATGGCGGGCGGCCATTTCCCAGGGGCGAACCCGCGGTGCGCACGGGTCCAAATCAAATGATCCCAGCGCGCGGATTATTCCTGGCGGAGTAAGCCATTCATCCTTGCCTCGCTCCACCCGCTCAAAGTGGCCAAAGCCACCAATCTCCGGTGCCGCGTCAATCTGGCCGTTCAAAAGAAACTGCTGCCCTGTGCTCATGTCTTCCTGCTTTCCTGCCTTTCAAATTCAATAAGCGTAACCCGCCTTCGCCCGGAACATCCCCGGCGTGACATGCACCAGCTCGTCGTCCTGCGCCACGTAACGCACGAGGTCCGCCGGGTCCTTGCACGCGCCGTCCTCGCCGCCGCGCCCGGTGAAATTCTCGAACATCCACATCACCTGCTGCGCCGCGTCGCTCACGCAGAGCCTCGGTTCATTCACCACCGCGCACAGCGGCTGCTGCTCGTCGAAACTCAGCAGGTCATGCACGGCCGTCACGCCGTTGTCATCGCCCCGGCCCGTGTAGGCGGGAATCAGGTCCACGCCCTCATGCACCTGGCCGCGCTCCTCCTGCTTCGCCGCGAACAGCTCGATCAGGTTCGTGCCGCCCTTCTCGGCCGCCTGCGGATTCATCGCCGCCCGCGGGTCAATCTTCCGCAGTTGGATCGGATACCGCACCACCACCCCCCGCTTCCGCACCTCCGCAACTTCCTCCCGTCCCCACTTCATTCTGCCTTCTTCCTTCTTCATTCCGCCTTTGGCCATGGCCTCGTCCAACAACCGCCTCGCCATCGGGTCCTGCGCCTTCCATTCCCCGTCCGCGCCCAGCTCCAACGGAATCGTCTCCAGCTCCTTCAGCAGCCGTTTGTAGCGGGTCACGCCATAGCCCAGGTTCATCTGCGCCGGGCCCGCGTCGCCATCCCAGCCGTGCCGGGAATCCTGCGTCACCTTGCGTTCCGTCGGCACCGCCCACTCGCCGTAGGTCTGGCAGTCGGGCCAATCCTTCCAGATGAACAGCCGGCGCGGATTGCCCGGCGCCACGCGCACGTAGAGCAGGAACCAGTTGCGCGCCCCGGCCGGGTCGATGAACAGGTAGTTCGTCCCCTCCGCCGGCAGCTCGCGCTCGCGCACGACATGCACGTTGCGGTTGAACGTCGGGAACTGGAGCCCCATCACGTCCTTGGTGAACCCGTAGAAGATTCGCAGCACGTAATCCCGCGGCTTGCCCTCAACCGCCCGCGCCACCTGCTGCCCGTAGGTCTCGCCGCCGCTGCCGAACACCGTCATGTCCGAGTGGAAGTAAACCACCCGCGTGCGCTGGATGGCCCCGGCCTGCACCAGCGGCACGCGCCCCGGCCGGCACCCTTCGACCAGCACTTGGTTCTGCGGCAGGATCTTCGCCACCTTCGTCCGCAGAATCTTGCCCGTGCCCACCGCCTCCTTGATCGCCGGCGTGATGCCGTTGATCGGCGTGAAGCTCCACACGCCGTAGCCGGGCCGATACTCACCGCGCCGCCGCAGCATGGTCAGCCACGGGATCGGCGCGTTCTCGTCGAGCCACCACGCCACGCCGTAACCCTCGCGGGCGCCGAACTCGAACCCCTCGAACTCCGCCGGGTCGCCGCGATACGTGGCGAACAGCAGCTTCACCCCGCTCGGCAGCACCAGGATGCGGTCGGCGAACCCGTTCTTCGGATCGTAACCGATGCTGAACACGCGCCGCGGATCGCGCCGGCCGTTCAACGCCTTCAGGTCCGGCGGCAGGAAACGCCACACCAGTTGCTGCGCCGTCTCGATGCTGCTCCGCTCCGTCTCCGACCCCACGAGGAACCGGGCATCGCTGCCCGCGTCCTGCGACAGCATTTCCAGCACCAGATGATAGGCGCAGTAGAACGACTTGCCCGACCGATTGCCCCCGAGCAACACCAGCAACTTGGGCCGATACCGCCGCACCACGCGCCGCGTGAGCTTCCACGACTTCATGGGCGGCAGGAACTGGAGCGGGTCCCGTTCCGCGTCCGCAATCGCCTGCCGGCGCCGGCTCAGGAAATCGCCCAGCCCCCGCTCCCCGTGATTCCGCAAGATCGCCCGCGCCTGCCGCTCCGTCGGCAACGCAAACAGCGGATGTTGTGGCTCCTGCTCAAACATGGTCAGGCAAATCGGGATGGAACAGCGGAGGCGCAAAGGCGCGAAGCGGGAACGTCACAGCTTGGCATGGTCCCATTCTTCAATCGCAACCACGTCTTCGGTGAATACGGATTCACGAAGGCGGAAGGCAATTTCATCCCCCGCCTCCACCAGCCGGCGGATGCGCTTGTTGGCCGCGGCCAGATCGATTTCGAGTTGATCGGCGTGGTCCAGTGCCAGCTTCAATCCGTCTCCCGGATTCATGAAGTCTCCAATAGCGATGGTTTGACGGATTCCATTCGTCCTCGGTGTTGGTGTGTCGCTCATTTCAACCTCCGTTCCGCGTCTTCGATCATCGCAACCAACTGTTTCGCGTTATCAAATGCCCAACGCTCGGTTTTGATCGTGAAGTATTTTCCAGCGCCTCCGTCGTGAGATTCGATTTCGATGTATTGGCCAATCGTGCTGTCGTCGCAGCAGTCGTTTTCCTGCCCATAGGTCAGTTGCCCGGCTTCCATGACCGGCTCTTTTTTTGGTGTGTCGCTCATGCTTTTGCCTCCTTGGCTTTGGTCCATTGGTGAGTTTGTAACGTCGGGTGGTGAAATTGCTGGAATAACGCATCCCCCGCCTCCTCCAGCCGGCGGATGCGCTTGTTGGCCGCGGCCAGATCGATTTCGAGTTTGCAGTGGGAGCAAAGCAGGCTGGGCGACTCAACGCGCCGCACGGAACAACCATTGCACCAATACACCCATTCACTTCGCGTCTTAACGTCTTCGCTGTTCATTTGGTTTTCCTTTGCTTTGCCGTCTCCGCGTCTCCGCGTCTTCCCCTCTCCGCGTCTCCGACCACCCGTTCCCATTCCCTTAGCCAATGCAGGCACGCCGAGGGGTTGGCGATCTGCCGTTGCCAGCAGACCAGATCCAGCATGGCCTCGCGTTCCAGTTCCGCCGACGGCCCGGCCGACCACGCCGCGTGATACTGCGTGGTGCGATCCGCGACCCACCGCTCAATCGTGGCGTCGGTCTGGCGCCACACCCAATTGGCCACCAGCGCGGCGTCGCCGTTGCGCCACGGGGCGGGTCCGTTCCGCGCCGGCCACGCCGCCGTCGCCTCCGCCGTGGGCACCGTCCCCCACCGCTGCTTGGGCACCTCCGTCTCAGGGTTCACACTCATGGGCATTTGAATCTGGAAGGCAGGAAATCAGGAAGCGGCTCCACCAAGACCACCCGCAGCTTGAGCGGGCGCAAGTCCGGGCGTTCAAACCGTTGTTGCGCCTTCGTGTTGTAAAACGCCCACCGGACCGAAGGGGGATGCGGCAGGTCTAGGCTCCTGTATGCCTCGATGCGGCCTGGGTCAAAATCAGCCCAGATGAATTTAGGTGGTTTCACGTCTTCGTTTCCCCTGTTTGCTTCTGTTCCTGCCTTCCTGTTTTCCAGATTCATCTTCGTTCCCTCCGTTCCCTTCTGTTCCGTCACTGCGGCAACTCCTGCGGGGTCTCGTCGTTGTCCACGTGCGCGTCGATGAACCGCATCCACGGTTTCACGAACACCAGCTCGCACGGCCCGGTCGGGCCATTGCGCTGCTTCACGATGAACAAATCCCGCCGCTGGCAATGCTTCTCCAGATCGTCCCGCAGCTCGGCCGGCAGCGATGCCACCGCCCGGCTCTGCATCCACGCGAGCTTGCGCTCGGCGATGGCCCGCTTTACGTCGTCGTCGCTGGCGATGTCCCGCTTCGCCCGCGTGAGGTCCACCTTCTTGAGGAACGCCACCACGTCGGCGTCGGCCGTGGGTTTCGCGCTGTCCTTCAGGTCGCTCAACTGCGGCTCGCGCTCGCGCTCGGCGCGCTCCGCGTTGAAGTTCTCCTGCGCCAGCACGATGAAGGGCACGTTCAGCTCCTTCTTCAGCTTCATCAGGCCGTCGCTCACGTCGCTGATCCGCATGTTGAGGTCGCGATAGTTCACGCCACTGCGCCCGCCCATGAGTTGCAGGTAGTCGATCACGAACAACTTCACGCCGTGCTCGCGCACCATGCGCCGCGCCCGGATGGACAGCTCGTCGATGTTCAGGCCGCTGCTGTCGTCCACGTGCAGCGGAATCCGCTTCATGGCGTTGCACGCCTTGGTGAGCAGCGCCGCGTCCGTCTCCCGCAGGAACCCGTTGCGATACGACTGGAAGTTCACGCCTGCCCGCTGGAACACCAACCGGCTGGCCAGTTGCAGCCGGTTCATTTCCAGCGAGAACATGCCCACGGGCGCCCCTTCCACCGACGCCACGTGGTCGGCGATCTGCAAGGCCAGCGCCGTCTTCCCGCCGCCGGGCCCGGCCGCGATGATGATGTATTCCGCCGGCTTGAGGCCGCACAGGATGTTGTCGAGGAAGTTCAGCCCCGTGCCGAAACCCTTCATCTGCTTGCGCCCCTGGCGGAACGATTCCAGCTCGGCGATGACGCTGCGAAACTCCTCGTGCACCGGCTTGGCCGCCGCCTTGGCATCCTGCACCGCGAGGTCCATGGCCGCGGCGCTGAAGCGGTTGGCCAGCTCCATGGCGTTGGTGCAACTGTGAACCTGCTGGATCATCGCCACACACTCGCGCTCCATCCGCCGCAGCAACCACTTGTCCGCCACGATGTCGGTGTATTGCCCGACGTTCACGGCGCTCGGCACCGCGTCGCACAGCGCCGACAACGCGGCGAGCCCGCCCACTTCGTCGAGCTTGCCCGTGTCGCGGAGCCGCTGCTGCACCGTCATCAGGTCAATCGCCTTGCCCTCGTCGCTCAGCGCCACCAGCGCAAACCACAGCTCGCGATGCCGCAGGTCGTAGAACGCCAGGCCATCCAGCCCCAGCTTCTCGATCACCACCGGGAGCGCGTCCTGCGGCGCCAGCAGGCAACACCCCAGCACGCCCGCCTCCGCGTCCGGCGAATTCGGCGGCAGACGGTCGCCCGCGGCCGGGGTCGCGCCGCGCCGCGCCGGGGCAGGGGCTTCATAGGCTGTGTCAAAGTCACTCATGCGAAATACCTCATCAATTCCCGGCCCACCCATTCAGCCACCGGAACGGAAACACCGTTGCCAATCTGCCGGTAGGCATCGCGTTCTGTGCCCGCAAAGGTAAAAGTGTCGGGCACTCCCTGAAGCCGGGCATACTCGCGGACCGTGTAGGGCCGCGCCCCACCGGGATAACGGGCATCGGCCACCATCCTTGTGCTCACATCCTTGGCGTAGTGAGCGACACAGGTCGGAGCCAGCTCGTCGCGGGCCGGGTCGGAGATAATCGGCCGGTCGCGATAACCACCCCGCAGCCGTTTCGCCACGTAGTCGGGCAGGTCAGTAACAGGCCGGTCCTCGATGATCTCGGCCAGGGTGACGCGCCGCTTGGCCTCGGGCAGTCGCCACGCAAAGTTCCGCCGGCTGCCCAAGATGATAAGCCGATCCCGCCGCTGGGGCAGCCACGTGCAGCTTTTGACCGGGCAGAAGACGTTCACAAAGTAATCGGGCAGGGCGGTCATTGCCTCCATCACCACCGGGAATTTTCGCATGCCCGGCACGTTCTCAACCACGTATGCCTCGGGTCGGCGAAGGGCCAGATGCCGGAAGAAGTGCAGGAACAGCTCATCGCCCGTGCGCGTGCCATGGATGTCGGCGATGGGGCTGTATTTCGTGCAGGGGTAGGTGGCCACCAACACATCGGCTGGCCGCTCGTCCGCGGCCAGCTTCGCGGCCATGTCCGTCTGCCGAACGTCGTGTGTGAAATTGCGGCGCAACGTCTGGCAGCAGGTCTCGTTCAGCTCGAACGATTGCTGGACCTCAAGCCCGGCACGGTGCAGGCCCAAGTCCATCAGACCAGCGCCCGAGAAATAGCTGTTTACGCGAATCATGTTCCTGCTTTCCTGCCTTCCAAATTCTCCGCCGGCTCCGCGCTCGGCTCCGGAGGCACGCGGGACATCCACGCGCCGCGGGCGGGGCGCCCCAGCCGGAACAGCCGCTCGCGGCCCCGGGGCGAGATCAGCCGCAGTTGCCCGCCCGCATTGCGCCACCGCCACCGCCGCGCCTCCGGCTGCTCGGGATCGGTCCGCACCGTGACCACCCCAAAACTCACCCGATGCCATGTCGGTCCCGTGTTCATGGGTCATTTGAATCTGGAAGGCAGGAAAGCAGGAAAGGAATGACCAATGAGCAATGACCAATGGCCCAACACCTTCCCGCTTCCGCTTCCTGCCTTCCTGTTTTCCAGATTCATCTTCGTGCCCTACTTGCCCCCCTCCAGCGCCTCCAGCTCGCGCCAACGGGCGTCGAGCTTGGCCTGCTGCGCCTTGCGGAAGTCGTCGTGGGGAAGCTGGTCGAGGTCGGCCTGCATCGTCTCCAGCTCGTCCCGGGTGGCGATGGCGCGCACGCTGGCGCTCACCGTCTTGGCCGGCGTTTTTTCGGCGCCGTTTTTCGCCATCGCCTTGGTGAACTCGGCCCGGCGCAACGGATTCAGCCAGTCGCTCAGCAGGGCGCGGCGCCAGTTTCGGGGCCAGCCGATGGCCCGGCCGTCGTAGTCGGCGATCCGGGTGGCCGCGAAGTCGGCGGGAATCGGCCCTAGGCCGACCGTGGCGCAGTAGGCCAGGACTTCCTCGCGGCTGGGCAGCTCGGGGCCTTGTTCCCCGGCCCCCTTGGGGGGTAGGGGGGATTTCTCCAACTCCCCCTCTTGTCCTATGTAATTCCTCCTACTCCTACTCTGTGCCAAGTCAGTTGCCAATCCAGCCGCCAAGTCAGGTGCCGTTTCAGCTACCAATTCAGTTGCCAAGTCACCTGCCAAGTCAGCCTCGGAATGGGGTGGGTTGTAGGTGTCATAATTCACGAACCGGATCACCGTGCCGTTAGCGTTGCTGGCGGTCTTGACGACGCCGTGCTGGGCCAGTTCGCGCAGGTAGCCGCTCACCTTCACGTCGGACCATTGCCAGCGTCGGGCAAGGCTCTGGATGCTGTAAGCCACGCAACCGCGGGCCACGTCGACGCGGGTGCCGCCCCGGGCGGGCGCGGTGGTGTCCTCGGTATTGGCGAGCAACAGGAGGTCCACCAGCGCGGCCTGCCGGCAGAACTTCTCGGTGAACCACAGGTCGTGCCCGGCGAGGGCGCGCACGAGGTTTACGGAGCCGGAAAGCTTTTGCTGGGAGATCATGCCTTGGCCTTGTGGTGTTCGTTCAGCAGCCGATGCACGGTGTCGGTGTGGACCTTCAGCCGGCGGCCGATTTCGTTCAGGCCATAGCCTTGCCCGCGCAGCGCGGCGGCCTGGGCGGCGAGGGCGCGGCGTTTTTCCTGCCGTTCGCTCCGGGGCGCCTCGGGCGTCTTGAGCACCTTCTGGCACTTCGACTTCGACAGCCCGACGGCCAGCGCGATCTGGCGTTGCGACAGGCCCTTGCCGTGCAGCCGCCAAATCTCGCGCCGCAGGGCCACGGTGACCTTCCAGGGCTTGCGCTGGGGCCGGCACACCGCCGCCCGCAGCGACGCCGGCACGGCCCCGGGAGCGGCCTCCACGGGCGCCGGGCACCGCAGCGCCGCCGTCAGCTTGAAGACGGCCGACAAGCCGCCCAGTTCCTCGATGACGCTCGGCGTTGCCGGCGGAACGGTCGAGCGCCGCCGCAGCATGCGGGTGTGATTGCCTTGTTTTGCCATGTCAGATTTCAGTTTGCCGCCGGGACCAAACCACCTGCGGTCTGGTATCCACTCCTGAGCCGGGTTAAAGCCGGTCCCAGCGGCGAAAGTCGTCACCAGCGGCCCGGCCAGCGCGGAAACCGCGCCCCCACGCCGGGGTTTTCCGGGTTGCCCTCAAAATCGTAGTAGTCGGTGTGCCCAAACCGCAGCCGGGCCAGCACCCGCATGCCCGCGGCGAACAGCGTGTTGCGCCCCTTGCCCACCTGCACCCGCAACGCGGTCGCCGGGGTCGCCGGTTCGCCGGGTTTTTTGCACAGGATCAACGCCGTGTTCGGGTAACCCGTCGTGCGCCACACTTCCAAAGCCTCCACGGCGCTTGCTGGCGCCTCGCTGGGCGCGTTTTCCGCCGTCGGGGGTATCAGGACAGCCGGCGCGGGGTTTTCCGCGGTGGCGGCCTGCCCGGCGACTTTTTCGAGCAGCGCCGAAATGCCGCTTTCGGCCCACATCACCCGGCCATTCGGCCCCAGCACCCACCACGCGCCGGGCGCACCGCGGTTTTCGCGGAGGGTGCGGCGATTGATGCCCGTGCGTTCTAGGACTTCGCGCTCCGGCACCGTGAAATTGGTTGGCCCATTTGGCATAAAAGTATCCCGATCAGTTTCCATCGTTCGTCCCAGCACCCGCGCCCGAACGCGACCCCCCCCCCGGGGTGTCCGCTCCCGCTCCCGCCGCGCTCACCGCGCCGCCCGATCCGCCGTCGCCACCCACCTGGCCGACCTCGATCACCGCTCCCGTCGTATCGTCCGACGTATCAGCACCGCGCAAACCGTTGGAAATCAACGCCTGCCCACCTGATTCAACATCAGCCGAGAGGTTGCGGAGCTGCTCTGCATACTGCCGGGCCA